TAGATCCATTTGCAAAGGATGATAGATCTTCTAGTTTTTGCAATATACCAATATTCCAAGCTGCAAATTTATCTTTAGAAACTTCATTAACAGTTATTTTTAATTTGTCATCTTCTGATTGAGTGGACATTCCTACAGTTCCCACTGGAGTTAAAATTTCTCCAACAGTATATCCATAACCGGGGTTAGTGAATTTTAGATCAGAGATTGCTCCATTACTTAAAATATTGAATGAAACAGAAGCACCTATGCCAGCATTTGATCCAGTTAAAGGCATATTTTCATATGCATATGGAGAATCTATAATTACAAATGGAGGTGTTCCTCCAGTGTAAACTCCAACTTCAGATACTATAAATCCTGTTACTGATCCATCAGTTACTATTGCAGTGGCAATTCCTGTGGTTCTTATTCCAGCAGTAGACTCAAAATAAACATTATATACTCCATCTGTTCTATATCCAGAACCTGGAACAGAAATCTCAATATTTTCTATATCTATAGTTTGCTCTGGTAAAACTCTGCTGATATAAGCTTCTGCTTGAACTGCTGGTTGATAATTTATTCCACTTGTAGATCCATATGAAACTATAATTCCACCTCTTGGCAATCCTCTTACATTAACATCATAATCTTTAAATGTTGATATTCCAATCACTTCTTGTAATGGATGTATTACTCCACTAAAGGTAATGCTAGTTATTCCACTAGTAGCATCTTCATTGAAAATGAAAGATTCATCAGATTCTGGATATTGGAATATGTTATTTACTAAAACAATTCCATTATCAGTTTTAATGCCAGTAGTATTAATTCCTGAAACTTTTAATGTAAATGAACTACTAATTCCATTAAATTGTTCAGATACATCATCATATACTTCATTTTTGGAATAATCTGATCTTAAAAATATTCTTCCATGGAAACTACTATTTTGATTTGGAAGAATTTGCTCTAATTGTAATGTTGTTACTGGATTTAAACGATCTAGAGAATCTTGTATCTCTACCTTATTTCCATTTATAGCATCCAAATAACTTGGAGAAAAACTAAAATTATTTTCTGTATTTTTTATAATAAAATAATTATTGCTTGATACTAATCCATTTGGTGGAGTTTTTGCATATAATTTTACTTGAGATCCTGTTACATAATTATTTGTAAAATAATTGAAGGAAAAGGAAGTTATGCCAGTGGTTGTGTATTGAATATCATTAGGATCAACTTCTATTACATAAGTAATACCTTCTAAAGGAGGACTTGTAAAATAAATTATATCTTCAACTATATTATAATTTCCTTCCATTACATAAGCTGTAGAAACTCCTGTTATGACAGTTCCAGTAGTTCCTAAGAAATCTTTTCCACCATAAAGACTAAGTTCCTTAGTATCATAATTTATTGAAGTTACTCTAAATAACTGATCATTGATTTTTAAAATTGATGCTAATTTTATATTCTTTAATGAATCTACTGTAATTTGACCTGCATTAGAGGTTGAAACTGTTACAATACCTACAGTAGATGAGACAGAAATTGGAGATTGTATGATATTGTCAACAGATATCAAACATTTGGTATTTTGTTTTGTGCATGTTAAAGTATGATTTGTCCCAACACCAACATTAGTTATGTCTACATATGAATTTGAAAATGCTAAACTAGACGCTAAAGCAACCCTAATATTATCTTTATCTATTACAATAGGATAAATTGTTCCTGGAAGTGTAGATATTCCAGATGCACCTGGACTTAATGTACTGATCCCAATACTTTGCCCCAAATATGAATTTGGCAAATAATTCAATTCTTCCCCAGTAGTGAAAAAATGATTTGGGATGTATATAGTATCATTTTCTACATTGACTACACGTGAACTATTTCCTGCAAAAGTTTTTTTAAAAACTGAAAATTGTCTATGTCTTATTGGAAATGAAGTTCTTCCAAATATATTTGGAATATAAGTAGCGTCTATACTTGCCATTTTATGTGTTTATTGATAAGATGTTCTTTTCAAAGAATTTAATAGAATAATCTGCAGATCCATTAGGTATATAACTTAGAATATATTCATTTGATGCAATGTCAAAATTAGTTTCAAAGTTTAAGTCATTTATATTTCCAAGAATAGAATAATATATGTGATTTAAATAATCTCCATTTTTATAATGTATAGAGTCAAGTGCGATTAAACTTTTTGAGGTATTGATGCCAGAAGTTGTTTTTGTAACCTCTATGACATATTTGGATGCCCCATATTCAGAAGAAATGGATGAAATTGCAACCTGAGATGATCCAGAGAAATTTATTTCAGAACTATTTAATCTAGTAAGACTATCAGATATTGTAGATTGGGGTGCTGCAGTTTCTACTAAGAAATTGAAGTTTCCATGTATGGTTACTCCAACTCCTGATACTCCTTGATAGGTAATGATTAAGTCACCAGAAGATGTAGAAACACCAACAGTTCCTATTCCAGAAATATCATTTAGATTGTATAAGTTAGTTTCAATAGTTCCATTGTTATGTAAGAATGAAAGTTCATAAAAAGACTCTATATTACTAGAATATGAAGAAATTCCTACAAACAACGTTCCAGATGAAGACTCAGTTAATGGTATAGAATATATTGTTTTTTCAGTTGGAGTGACTTCTGAGGCATATGAAGTTGTTATTGCAACATTTCTAGTGTGCCCATAAGATGTAGTTGTTACACCAATAGTTGTACTAGAATCCTCTCTAATTGCTCTAATTAGGAATGTGCTAAATGGATTGTCTGGAACATAATTTATAATATAAGTATCATTATCTACTACAGATGCAACAACATTACCCATGTTGAAAATGCCATTATTTGCATAAGATGAAAGATATATTGTACTGTTATTCCTAACTGCAGATAGTTCAAAGAACTGTGGGAAAATAAAATCTCCAAGGAATGATGATGAAGATTGTACAAAGAAAATATATTTCAGTGCAGTAACACCATTTACCTCATCAATAGGAATAGTTACTTGTTTTGGAATATCAGTATTGAATAGATTTGAAATATCATCAATAGATAATACTCTATTATTTTTTGATAACAGATAATCTGTTAGAATTTTACTGTCAAAGGCAATTATATCTGAAGCATACAAGTCATAATCTTCTACATTTTCTTTAACTAAGTCAAAATCATTAACAGTGTTTATATCTCCATATGATTGTAGAGATATATTAATTTGAGAAGATGACTCTGATTTAATTGTAGATACTCCTACAGACTCAGATTCTAATATTAAGTCTGCAAATTTTTTATATCCAGAAACATGGGACAAATCTGATATGATTGAATACCAATTAGATATTTGTTGATTGCTCTTAAGAGAGTATGAAAATCTTTGATAATAATCATTATCTGGCAGTTTTTGGACTATTGTTGATAGTTTTCCTTGCTCAGAAGTCCATCCAATTTCTTGTGTTACACTAGTAGATGTTTTTAAAGTTGTATTGTAGTTTTCAACTTTAATGACTGTACCTTTAGATCTACTATAATCTCCAACAATAACATCATTAACTTCAATTGTGTTTGGTCTTTGTATTTTAATTAACTTAGTTAATGGATCATTATTGGTGTTTCCTATAATTTTAGAACCATCTACTGGTTCATCACTATAAAATATATTCTCAGTTAAGTTAACTTTGATTTCTGGAATATCTTTAGAGTTTACAACATAAGCCCCTTTTGCCAAAGAACTGGAAGGAATATAAGTTCCTGGATCTACATCTATTTCATACATGATTTGAGATGCATCTTGAGATCCAAAAGCAGTAAGGACTCCAACAACATCAAAGAATTTATAAGAGTAATCCTTTGAATTATATCCATTACCCAAATAAACAATATTATCAACAAATATTTTATCACCAACTTCAAATGGAAGTGGATTGCTTGTAGTAAATCCAAGAACTGGTGTTTCTAATGTAAGGGTAACTTGAGAATTAGTTGGATTGTATGATACATCTAGGATGTTAATTCCATTGTTATTCTCAGTAAAAATTATTTGATCATCTGTAGATAATAATCCTTTACCTGGATTTGAAATTATAAATTCATCTATAGATCCATTTTTTATAGTAACAAAGGCATCAAAATCAGAAATTAATGTATCTGAAGATTTGCTATACAAATTAACTTTTGGTGAACTTAAGTAGTTTGATCCTCTTGAGATGATCTCAACATTAGATACTGTATAATTTTTAGATAAAAATACACTACTATAACTATTTGAAAATGGTTTTAATGTTCTGTCTGTTGGAAGAATAAATTCATTATTAACTACTTTATGATTTAAAATCTTTCCTATAGTAGTACTGGATGGAAGCAAGTTTGCATTTTTCCCAACTCCTTCAATGTATTTGATTTGTGGTAACTTTTTGTAATTATTTCCCTTAGATAGTAATTTGATTTTTGAAATTGGTCCAGTGGTATTTGAAGAAACTATATTGTATGACAATTCTGAATCTTCTGATGTATATGATAATCTTTCTGGATATTCTGGATAATTTATAGTAAATGTATTAGTTGTAGAATCAATTATCTTACATACAGTATTATTGTAAGAACTTGAATTTATTAAAATTGTATTAAACCTATCTACTGATTGATCTGAAAATACATCTTTTGTTGAAGTGTCAATGTTGTAATATAAAATTTTTGGAGTGTACTCTGAAATTTTTAGAGTAAGAGAATTATTTTGTCTTGTAACTTCAAGACCATTTTCTTTGTTCCCAAAATACTCTATCTGATAATTTTTATCCAAATACAACTTAAATGTAGTATCAGATAGAGTACCTGAAGACAAGTCAAATACTACTGTATCATTTTCATAAACATTTACTAGTGGATTGTTATTGGAATTAATTTTTAACTTTGCAGTCACATCATCATAGGTAACAGCAAATGTTGTGGTAATTCCTGATTTAACATTTAAGTATACTTTATCTCCTACAGATAATCCATGAGTTGATGCTGTACTTACAACAGTTTGATTAGTAATGATATTGCCAGTTACTATTGACCTGTTAGTTTTAAATTTGTGTAAGAAGCTATTTTCTGCTGATGTGTATAATAATAGATTATCTGTGGAATTAATTTGAGACCTAATGCTAGTTAATCCAATAGAATCATTATCAAGTTTGACTACATAAAGATTGTCAATTTCATCCAAGTTTCCAACATTAGATACTTCAATAGAAATAGAATCTGGAATATATGTGAGTGTATCCCCAGTAACAAATTTATGATTTGGTAAGAATATTCCACCATGTCTTAAGAATTTTTTTTGACTTACTCCATATCCAAATGGATAGATTGTTAAGGTATTTCCAACTCCAACTTCAGTGGAAATACCAATTGAAACTGATGCACTAGGATTGAAATAATAAACTTCATCACTATCTGGGAGTTCTACTATATTAGATCTAATTTTAATATTTTTTTGTAGAACATTTACATTAGAATCTGGATCATGAGAAGATGCTCCAATTTCTCTTAGAACATTAATACAATTATTCTTATAGTCTAACCCAATAACTTGCATTGTTTCTGAATCAATTTCAATTAAAGAATCTATTTCAAATTTTGAGATTGGATCTTTAATTTTAATTGATGTTACTATTCCAGTAACAGACTGTTGTTGAACATTTTGTAGTAATTTTGAAGAAACTGATGGTACTGATATTTGTACAAATCCTTCTAAACTATTGAATTTTTCTGTTGAGATTCCAGTAATATTGACATAATCTCCATTTGTTATGTTATGAACTTCAGTACAGATTCCAATAACGCTTCCATCTTTATAAACAAAATTGACATTAGATATAATTTGTGAGTTGGAATTGATGCTACTAATTCCAACACCAGACAATTCTAATACCTGTGCTAATGCTCCAGATCCTCCAGTATCTGTTTCATCAAATATAATATTACTTCCTATTGAATAGTCTGAACCACCATTTAAAATTTCTATAGAATCTACTCTTCCTCTGGAAGTATTTGTTACTATAATTTCACCATCTGGATATTTCTGATTAAATTCAAAATATTCATAGTAATTTTCTTTATTTTCTATTCCATATGGAAGAGTATATTTGGATATGTTTAATGAATTGAAATCCAAATCTTGATTTATTTTTGGATCAAAATTTGAAGATTCTGGAACAAACTTATAATTTTTGCCAATGAAATATGGGAAAATAGGAGTCCTATTTTTATCCATAGTGCAAAAATATGCATATACTCCTTTAGGAAATTCTGGAGTTATGCAGAATCTTCCATTATACTCATCTAGGTCTCCAAGTCCTTCAACATACTCATAATCATCCACAAAGAATTTTGCATCATATGATGGTGGTCTATTATTTGCTAAAATAGTCTTTAATCTATAACTACTCCTCATTCTTCTAACGCCACCAGTACCATCTGTAAATCTATATCCATCTGGACCATAAATTGGAGATCCATCATAGGACCATCCAATTATTCTAGAGTGTACTGTTGGATTTTGTGTAGGTGCAAGTGATGGGATTTCAAATAAAGATGAGAGATCTGAGCTCAGATAGAATATTCCAAAAATATTTCCAAATTCTGAATACTTTTTACCTAAAAGAGCTCCTCCAGAGAGATTAGATTGCTTTAACTTTTCTACCTCATTAATTTGCCAAGAATCTATATTTGCAGATATCTTTAAATTTTTGCCTAATGGAACTACTTTTATCTTTGCATTAGAATCATATCCGACTCCAGGATTTACTATTGAAACATTAGTAATTTCACCATCCACTATAGTTGGTTCTAATTTTGCACCATATCCAGTACCATCTACTTGCAATTCAATGGTATTGAAATAATTTGTTCCTGAATTTTTTATAATTACTTTAACAATTTTTCCATCAACAACTAATGGATACAAGTTTGCATCAGATCCAACTAATTCCTTTATTTTTGGTGAATTTTCATAGTTGAAGATTGATGGATATCCATAAGTATTGACTGCACTTGGTTCATCCTTTGCGACCAATATAGAATCAATTTTTCCTGTTACTATTGGTTTTAGTGTTGCAGGAATACCAAGAGTGTTGTTTTGACTATCAGTTGATAGGGATCCAGATATTTCCACTCTTATTGGAGAGTATCTAAAGAAATGAGTAGAATCTGAAATTGAATTTGATATATCAATAGTAGATGTAGAAGTTTTTGATTGCTTTAATTTAAACTTATTCTCATCAACTACCTCTACATAATAGTAAATATCATTTGGAATTAATCCTGATAATGGAGTTCCTAGATATGAATATACTATTTCATCATTATTTAAGAATCCATGATTCTGTATTGTAATTATATTGTCATAAACATTTATTCCAGATGCTGAAGCAAATATTTTCTTATATTTGAAAGTAACATCTGTATCAACTACAGTAACACTATCAATACATCTCTTTTTATCTACAGATACAAACCTTTGAGTTCCTTTTCCAAATTCTCTGATTGTAATATATTGATTTGATATGGCATTCTCTATTGTGGATGCTAATCTAAATGATGTTCCTGCTCCAACATTTATGACATAGTATATTGAATCATTAATTAAAACATCTGTAGCAACATTTCCAATTCCAATTTCCTTTCCACCTAAAGTTTGGTAGATTATTTTGTCTCCAGTAATTAATCCATGCTTAGATGAAAATTTAAACAAGTCTTCAGCATCATCTACAAATCCTGCAGTTGAAGATGCATTAAATTCTAATTCTTTTGAAGCAAGTTTCATCTTAACTTCAGTTTTCACTTCTGCATTAACTCCACCACCAGATACAGTGACTATTGGAGTATTTTTATAATCAAATCCAGAGTATAATACCACAATCTCATTAAGTTTCCCTGTCATCTGGGGACTGAGAGTGGTATTTAATGTACCTGTTTGTGAATTTATTTCAAATCTTGGGGGATTATTTAAATCATAATTTTGTCCAGAATTTAAAACATTAATGGAGTCAATTCTTCCATAGAAAATTCTATCATAAGATTTGTAATTTTGAATTTCTACTCCATTACACAGTATTCCAATAGGTCCTGGATTGGTTTCAATATCAATTTGTGGATATGAAGGAACTTTTGGAATTTTTTTGAATAACTTGTTAGAAGTTAAGTTATTATCGTATAATGTATAATCAATTAAATTTAATGAAGTTACATATCCAGATATACTAATATCTACTGGTGGATTTGTTAATTCTAGGAAATTAATGTAAGAGGATAGTCCAACATTCTGAGCAGAATATGATAATTTAATGCTACTGTCTGAAATCTTTTTGACAAAGAGAGATATTCCAGTGTTTATTCCAATAGCATTGCTAAAGTTTCCTACAGTAGTGTAATCTTGGATGGTTACTAAATCACCATCATAGAAATTGTGATCACCATCTAATGTAGAATAATCAGTAGTATTTACTGCAAGTGTGGATTCCCTTTTATATGGATTTATGTTAAAATTGGGGAATCCATTTGATGTTATATAATTGTAAGAATCATCAGAATATGAGTTTTGTATGTTTGCTAAGAATTGGTCATTAATTTCAGGGAAGGTAGTTGATTTTGACTTAAATAACTTCCTTTTTGCTGTAATTTTAGATCCAACATAAGTGGAAATGCCAGTTCCTGGACTATCTGGGTTTATTGTAAATGTTTTTTCTCCACCTACTGAAATTGCAATATTTGATTTGATTTTTTCATTAAAAATAGTTCTATAAAGATCTACATAATCTCCAGATTTTAAATAATGAGAATATTTAGTTTTTACTAGACCAGTGGATAAATCAAATCCTTCTTGTAGGTATGATGGTAATGAAGTTACTGCTACTCCAGAATAAACTGTTAATGGTAAATTGTAAATTAGTGAATCTTTAAATGGAGTTTTCTCAACATTGCCAAGATTTTCCAATTTAATTGGATCATCTTTCAATGCATATAAATTATCAGAAGAATCAATTCCAGAAAGAACATTGACTATTCTTAAAAGTACTTTAGTTTGAAGGTCTCCATCTTCATAAGAATATACGTAGTTGGAGGCATAAATTTCAGATTTATTAGTAATTTCAGAAGATACATTAGTGCAATTCAAGAATTGAGTAGAAGTTTTATCAGTATACTCAATAGTAATATCTCCAATAACCAAAGAACCTGATTGTTCAAATCCAACAGTAGAATCTACTGTAATTACAGTGGAGTTTACTGGTACATTTTCTACTACATATGTTCTTGGAGTTTCTGCAAAAGTTCCAAAAATTGAACCTTTGGGATTCAAATTGTTTGAATATCCTGCAAATATATTAATTTTATAATATGTCTTATTGTTTAAATTAAATCTGGATATACTGTAAATTGATCCACTAGCAGGAAGTATTTTCTTACTTGCATTTTCATCTTGATACAGTGTCTGTCCCTTCAGTTTTGTGGGATCTCCACTAATTGCTTCACATACAAAAGTTTCACATACTATCCATTTATCATCAGATGGAGTAAAGGTAAAATCATAAGGCTTTACTATTTGTACATCTTCATTGTACAATACTTTGAACAGAATCTTATATGATTCATCAGTTCCTTTTGATCTATAAAAACTTCTTGCTTTACTTACAAAATTAGGTACATTGATATTTTCATCAAAACTTAACTCTTCAAATCCTGGAGTAAATTGATATTTAATTTTTTTAAAAAATTCGTTTAAGAATAAGGAACTTAAATTAAATACTTGAGAGTTAGTAGTATGATCAGATGCTGATGTAGTGCTAAATGTTAAATATTCTTGATTATTTTCTTGAGATAGTGAAGATATGCCACTAAATCCACGAATGCACCCAATAAATGAATTTGTAGTGATTCCAGTATAAGTTATAATCTCATCATCAATTTTAATTAATCCATATTGCTTTGGATATCCTGCAACAGAATCTACAAAAATTTCATCGTCAAAAACTGATACTTCTTCAATTAAAAAAGTATCTGAATTTAAATTTGTATTATCAAAAGCATCTACATTTCTATACGCAACTAGATTTTCTGCAAGGTCTATTGTTCCACCTTGGAATTCTTGAGAAATGTAGTATTGACTTAAAAATTCAGGAAAATTGGGATTTTCTGATACAATGAATTCTGGTATTTGATTCTGAATTACATCACTGATTTTAACTACTTTGTTTTCTTGATTCATTTTAACTTCTTATCTTTGAGTCAGAGAAATAACTTGATTCTGGATTAAATCTGCTACCAGATGCATTTTCACCAGAAGAGATCAAATCTTTATTCATAGATATTTTACTACTTCCAACATCTAATTTTAGATAAATGGATTTTTTAGCTATCACATCATTTGAATATGGAATAGCATCTATTTGAATAATGTTATTTGATAATTCAGTTGAAGATACATTTATATTATCTATATTGATTTCACCAGTGACATAATTAACTTTTCCTATTGATTTTAATTTAATGGATACTTCACCTTTTTCATATGAGAATAGGAATAAAGTGCCAGTTTCTAAATCTGAGTTTGGTCTATCACCAATATAAACAAGTGTTGACTCTCCATTTACATAAAATCCAGTAGATCTAATGTTATGATCTTTGTTAGATACATTAAATCTATTTTCAAAGCAAATTAAATATTTTGTTGGTTGATTGATTAAAACACCAATATTTCTTCTGATTCTAATCTTTGTAATGTTTGAAGTGATGGCATTACTTGTAGAGTCAATAATTGAGGTTAATTTACTATATTTAAATCTTCCTCCAAATTTGTTCAAATCTGTTGAATTTGAGTATGTGGTGATAGATGAAGTTACTTTTGTCTTTAATTCATCAACAGAAGAAAGTAAATTGGAATTATAGTAAACAACAGAATCAACTTCAACATAGAGAACATTAATATCTACAAATTCTACCTTAATTCCTGCTATAGTGTATTTCTTGAGGGATTGTAAGATGAATTCTTTGGTTGATTCTGACAAATAATCTGAATTTTTTGGTTTAGCTGCAATAAAAACCTTTCCATATTGGGGTGGACTTAACTCTTCACCACCATATGCAGTAATTGATTCTATATTTGGATAAATTGATGGTATAATTGACTCATAATCATTGGAAGTAACTGCTCTATATTGTGCAGCATAGAATCTTGGAGCATAATATCTAACAGATTCTATGGATTGAATAGAATCACCATTCTCTGATGGTATATTTGTTAGTATTGTACTAACATTTCCACTTAAATTTGAATTATTATCACCTATTACCTGTCCAGAGAATACAAAATTTGATGCTCCATTGCCTTCTTTGCCATTTGTAGTAACATATGTCACTATAATTTGGTTATTATTGCTTAATTTCTTTCCAAATATGTCATCTCCAAAGAATAATTCATATTTTTCATCAGAAACTTCTTGAATAAAGTATATTTTTGCTTCAGAATCCACTCCAATAATGTTATCTATGGGTGAATATTCACTTCCAGTGGAATCTTGAGGTGAATTATTGACTCTTACCCTAATAGTGGAGGTGTCAATATATGGATTTGGTAAAATATATTTCTGATTTGACTGCGAATTATCTACAGTGAAGGTTTTTGTTAGTAAAGTTCCTTCATAAATGTCAATTTCTGAAAAAAATGCTGCCCCATCTTCAACTCCAACTGTCACATCTTCTGGAATTGAAAAAATGTAAGTGGTATTATCTAAATTTCCAGTACAAACTATTCCTTTCTTTAAAGTTACTTGTTTAATTTGAGAATTAATTCCAAATACATCAAATGAAATATTTGCTATTGCTGCCTTTCTAGATTGTGGAATATATCCTATGTTCCTTGCCAGAGAAACCACATTCTCCCTTAAAGTGGCACTATCTAGAAATGCCTCATTCACCACCATATTGGTGTTGTAGGCAGTTAGATAGGTGTTATATGCAAGAGTATCAATCAACATTGAAAGGTTAGACCCTTCAAAATCAAAATCTGTAAATGTTGAATTAGCTCTTAAATAATCTTTAATAGAGATTTTGATTTGATCAAAATCTAAATTTGTAAATTGAGTGAATGCCATTAGTATCTAGTTGGCTGTAATATGAAATTTATTGCCTGTGTAGGAACTGCTAATCCTACAATATCATAAACTATATTTACATTAAGTTCATTATCATCAGTTAAAAATGAAACATTCACTGATTTTAAATTTACTCTTGGTTCAAAATTGTTAATAACAGTAATAATTTCTTGTGCTATTGGATCTTTGATTGAACTATCATACAATTCAAATAAATATGATTCAACACTTGAACCTAAAAGAGAATTAAAAAATCTTTCTCCAATTTTTGTTCTCACTAAATTAATTACTGCCCTTTTAATGGCATCTTCATTAATTAAAATTGGAATGTCATTTGTTACAGGATGCCTAAGAAATGACAAGCTGATGTCTTTAAATCCTCTTGATATATTTTCTAAAGGCATCCTGCAAGTAGTAGAATATGTTACTTTTATTTATTGTGGTTTTCCATAAATTGGTTCTGTTCCATATTCCCAGTCATCATAGTCATCATCATTTCTAATTTTCTCATGAAGATCTGCCTGGTCTTTTAAATGATGGTCCTTTGACTGGAATTCATCATGCATGACCTCTCTAAGGGTTTTCTTGGTGGGTCTGTAATCTGTTACTAGTCTATCAGTCCCCCACATCTGATACATGTAGGAGGAGTCTCTGTCTGCATTTCTGTTAAGCATGGTAATTTCCTAATTCTGTATGAATTAGAACTTTTTAAGGGGTTCCTATCCCTTACTACTATCTATTAAAAAAGGAGGTGTTACCCTCCTAAAAATTATTTTCCTTGACCTCTGTATCTTTTAGTTCTTCCATTTCTGGATGATGAACTAAGTTTAGTATTTTGAGAACATCCTTGACGAGTCTTTTTGGGTTTGCTCTCAATAATGACTTTACTAGTCAGTGAAGGACGCTTTGCCATAATTTCATTCCTCAGTACTTATACATTCTACCACAAGGTCACTTGGATTGGGAAGACCTGTCTCATGGAACTCATTGGAAAGATCATCCATAATATCAAACATTTCATCTTGAGAAAGATCTGTATAGATGACCCTACCATTACAAAGAATTCTAAATGATTCTTGTTTTTTCATGACCTACTCTAATTTGTGGGTGACACCAGATTTCAAAACCACATTTTTTAACAGCATCAAGACAGAATGATACATCTTCACCACACATATCTTGAACTTCACCAGAATCAAAGACTTGCATCTGTGGGGCAAACCAAGGATACTTCATTTCTGAATGCTCAAATACTCCTTTTTTAATTAGAGTCCATCCAAATCCAGTATAGTCAACAGTAAATGGTTTCTTTCTGTTAGAGATGGTATTGACCATCTCATGATTCATAACACCACCATTCTTTTTGAAATCATCTTCTTCTAACCAGTGTGCAACTGAAGTAGTTTGTCCATCTTCTGTTGCATACCATCCACATGCAATATCCTTGTCCATTGCAAATAGTGCCCAGAATGCATCAGTATTGAATACAATATCACTATCAATCCACAACTGATAATCATATTGAAGACGACCTTGCCATGGAAGTTGATCTGGTCCAGACAATACATTTGCACCTAGAACTTTGCAACGTGCAAAGTTAACCATGGAAGAATAGTCTTGTGAAATTTGAATCTGTGCACCTGATTGAACAAGATCAAAACATAGTTGCACAAAACTCTTCAAAAATCTATATGATACTCCTCTACCAGGAAGACAAAATACAATAGTCTTTCCTCTAATTCTTTCTTTACACTCTTCCAGATTAAATAGTGCCTCTGGTTGATCTTCTACTTGTTTTGCTTTTACAGTAAATCCTTTTGCCATAAAATTTTCAAATTGTGATGTACGTACGTATCACATCAAATGATACTACTCTATTTATTTTGTGTCAATATCATCAGTAAGGTCTTTTAATCCATTAAAGAAATCTTCATCCATAGGAATAACTTTTTCTTTACCAGTCTCAATATCATCTACCATCTGCATTAGACTTTCAAGAAACTCTTTTGGAAGAGTATCATCATCTCCCAAATAAGTCCAGAACCAACTAACACATTCCTCATAAGGATCATCATACCACATCAGTGCATAATCCTTATAATTACCAGTCATTAGATCTCTCCAGATATGAAAAGATCCACGAATACTTTGCCATCCTGTCATCCAACAATGACCAATCCAATATTCCCACCAGTTCATGCTACATTACTCCCAGAATCTACATCTTGAACATCTTCCATCCAATCCCAATTCCATCTATGATCAATAAAAGAAATTTCAAGTCCAAACTTATATACCCAAAATAAAATACCTAACCCAGTTCCAGATCCAGACTTTATTTGAATATAAGGCCAACAAGGATAATCATTCCAACTTACAGAACCTTGAAAAAATGCCCAGTAAGTTGTGTATAAAACCTGAACATACCAATCATGACCATAATCATAACGATGTTTAAATGAGATTAATTTCATTGATGTTACTCCCAAGGTGCTTTACGATTCATAATCTCTTTAATTCTTTCCACCACAGCAGGATCTGGTGGTTCATTTATTCGTCGCACAAGTTCATCATATGCTTCTGCGGATACAATAATCCTTTCTGGTTCTTGTCCCAATCTCAACCTACGTTCTGGACTGATAGTTATATTGTAAGGGTCATCATAGTCATAGATGTACTGTTGCATCCATCCAATACTTAAACTCTCCCAGAACTCACCATATCCCCATTCATCACCGTCATTATAACAGTCAAGAATATACAGAACATTAAGGAATCCATCAAGGAAAAGTTCCAGTTTTGATTGAGTTTCAAATCTCACAGTATTTAATACCTAAGGATTATGAGTATTATAGTACAAAAAAGACCCTGTGAAGGGTTTGGTAGACAGTTTTGAGAGTGGTTCAAAGACCATATCTTCCCCTTGAAGCATTAAAGTTTTGTTGAATTTCTGATGCTGTAAGTGCTCTGCTGTATATTTGAGTCTGTGAAATTCTTCCTTGAAAATATCTACTACTACCAAATCCCCTTCCAATATTTAAACTATTCATTGATCCAACAAATCCAGTTGGAGTTCCTACCAGTATTCTAGAAATTCCTGTAGCATTTCCATTATAATAGGTTGTTGAAGTATTTGATCCGCCATCATAAGTTATCACAACATAATGCCAAGTATTTGCGGCCAATCCACTATTCAAAATCCTATGAACATAAAATTGATTGCCATCTGTTGTATTATTTGAATAAACCCAAGCAAGATTTCCACTACTATCCATTTCCAATCTTGGCCCTACATTTCCAGAAGTATAATAATTAGAATTACCGTCTAATACATTATTATAATTTACAACCACTGTTGGATAAAACCAAGTGATTATTGTAAATGATGCGAAAGAACCCGATATTGCTCCGTAATTTATATAATCATTAGTTCCATCAAAACTCAAAGAACCACCATCGGATTT